AGGTGAGTTTGATGGGCTGTATAAAGTGGTTATTACGGCTGCTGGTCACGGCTTGAGCGTAGGCTATCCCATAAACATTGCGGGATTCGGAGACACCAAGATAGATGGATCCCGATTTATTGCAGAAGTTAGTGCAGCAGATGTTACGTTTTACGTCCCGCAAAACCCAAGCACATCTTTGAGTGGAGACGAAACCATAGCACTTGCTCATGGATTTGATTTTTATATTGAGTCGGGGCAGACAGATGAACATGTCACCGATGGTGATAGCCTGTCCGCGACACCCGTATTTACTCGGGTGGTTTCTAGCGGATTGGGATATTCCCATATGCCAGCTCCCCCATTTGCCACCTATCACCAACGCAGATTGGTTATGCCATACAGGTATGATATTGATGGAACCAATGCGTCTCCGACTATCACCGATCGTGCCGTAAGGGACGAGGCCATCTTTTCTCAGATACTGGATGGGGATACCTACGATAGGATATATGGGCAGTTTCGATTTAATGCAGGAACATCAGATTTCCTAGTCGGCTTCCATTCTTTTTCGGAAGACAAACTGGTAGTATTTAATCGTCACAGCATACACTTAGTAAGCAATAGCTTGGTGTTGAAGGATTCTGTCAGTACGCTAATAACCAATGAGGTGGGATGCATTGCTCGGAGAAGCATCGTCCAGGTGGGAAACAATTTGATATTCTTGTCCGATAATGGAGTATATGGTGTAGACTTCCAAGACTTGTATAATCTTCGTGGACGCGACCTTCCAATATCGTCCACCATTGAAGCCACCATACAGGGAATCAACCAACAACATGCCGATAAGGCTGTGGGGGTCTATTTCAATAATAGATATTATCTAGCTGCTCCATTTGGATCCTCCACATCTAATAACAAAGTGGTGGTATACAATTTTGTAAACAAAAACTGGGAGTCTATAGATAGTGTTTCAAACGCTCAATGGGAATACAACCACCTCATCGTTGCAGGCAAGGGTTCCAATCGTGGAGTGTATGCGGTAAATACCAATGGAGGTGTTCATAAGCTAGATGCATCTACCGGGTCAGAGGATGAATATGTCCCAGCAGTGGGACAGCCCACAGTGAAGGCTACGGTAGAAGCCATCGCTCGTACTAGAATGTACACCCTATCTAGCATAGATAGAAAAAAGTGGAACAATTTCGAACTCCATATAGAATCAAGCCCGGAGCTTGGTAGCGATGCCATTGTAAATGGTATAGTTGAAAACATAGATGCCACCCTAAGCCTTGGAACCCTCCAATCTCTTAATGGAGGAACCACCTTGGCAGCAGGTGAGGATTATTCTTTGAGGAGCCGAATTGGAAATAGAAGAGCGTACGGATTACAGATGGAATTGGTCACCACTGCTGGCAGACCAAAACTTAGAGCAGTGAAGGTGGCTGGAGCTACAACATTTAGAAACTTAGAAGAGGCAACATAATGGGAACAATACTTGTAAACACAACTAGTGCATTTTCAGATGGAGATCAAATTACATCTGATTCGCTGAACAACCTAATCGACGACGCCATCCTTAATACGACAGCGGTAAGTGCTGGTACTGGACTGACGGTCAACGGCACCACAGGTGTCCTCAGCATGGATAGTAGCTTAACCGGAAAGGTGCTGACTGGTGGGTCATTAAACAATGCACCGATTGGTGCCTCCACCCCTAGCACTGGAGCGTTTACCACATTGTCATCATCTAGTGGCTACACAGGTAACGTAACAGGTAACGTAACAGGTGATGTTACTGGAAATCTCACAGGTAATGTTACTGGTAATATTTCTGGTAACGTAACAGGAGGAACTGGATCGTTTACCACTCTTACAGCATCTGGAGATGTTACGTTTGACACTACTACCCTTAAGGTAGACTCAACTAACAATCGCGTAGGCATTGGCACTACGTCGCCTGCACATAAGCTTTCAGTTTCTGAAGCATCAACAGATTTCGCAGCTTTAATAACGAATAGCACTTCCAGCGGTAACGGATTAAAAATCAATGCTGGTGATAATTCTGGCGACCGAGTTATTGAACTAAATGATAAAGATGGAAACGCATTGATGCGAGTTGGAGCAACTGGCTTGGTCGGAATAGGCACGGAGTCGCCATCTGAAAAGCTTCATGTAAAAAGCTCCAATTCAGACACTGCTGAAACTGTAGCAGGTTTTGGGAATGGAGACATTGATGTTGGATTAGAAATAAAAACAAACGGGAACGGAGGTTCTAGTTTAGACTGGGGGTTCAATGCTGTAAATTCTAGGCATTTAGTTTTTGATACTAATCAAACTGAACGTATGCGTATTCGTTCCGATGGTAACGTAGGTATTAACACTGATCCTTCCTGCAAGCTTGATGTAAATTCTGGAGCTACCAACGAAGTAGCGTTGTTCGAATCTACGGACGAAACGGCTTACATAGGACTTGCAGACAGCACTGGCTCTGTTCAATTTATTACTTATTCAAGTGGTGCCTTGAGGATTGCTACAGGTGGAGCTGCTGGGGGAGGGAGTGTTGGAACATCTGCATTGTTTATAGACCAAAGCCAAGACGTTGGCATTGGAGATGATACACCTAGCTACAAGCTGGACGTAAATGGCACTGGTAGATTTGTTGGTCAGCTAACGCTTGACGACGAGGTACTTCATAATATCAGCGGAACACAGACACGTCTTCCGGGATATTATGCTGGCACTTACGGCCTTGAAATAGAGCAGACTGCTCAAGGTTCAACTATTCACATTGGAAGAAGTAACGGCAACTGCATGAACATTGGAGCAGACGCTCCTGCCAGTCCTACTCAACTAGCTGTTGTTTATTTTAGGGATACAAGTACCGGAATCGGTTCTTCTCCGCAGGCTTCAAATCCTGTAGGAAATATTAGCATTACCGACAGTACCATTCACTTTAACAGTACATCTGATTATAGATTAAAGGAAAACGAGGTAGACATTACAGATGGTATTGATCGCCTAAAAGAACTTAAGCCTTATAGGTTTAATTTTACACGGAACCCAAGCAAAGTAGTAGATGGGTTCTTTGCACATGAAGTGAGTTCAGTGGTTCCAGAGTCTATCAGCGGTGAGAAAGACCAAGTAGACGATGAAGGAAACCCAGTATATCAAGGCATTGACCAATCTAAACTAGTACCACTCCTGACCGCAGCATTGCAAGAAGCTGTAGCTAAGATCGAGGCTTTGGAAGCTAGAGTGCAGACGCTAGAGGGATAAAGTAATGAGTAAACCAGTCATAGATCCCACCATGGAAAATAGGGATGCGGAGTTCGATCGTTTCTTGGAATACAATATGACTCCAGAAACGGAAAGGTATCTGGATTCGTTTGGATTAGATGCAAGAACGTATTTTGATGAGTATTATGATTCCGCTAAAGACTTGCCTAGTGCTGATTTCCTTTCCATGGACCAAATAAAAACACCTGATTATATCTATGATTACTTAAATGAAACAGACGATTTGATAGACTATTCTCAACTAGAAGAAGACATTAGCACTGGTACAGACGATAGCTTATTGATCGGAGATGTAGGTGCCACTGGGTACTCCGTAACTGATGACACACCCGACTATTCTAGCGGACGAACAATTGATAAATCAGCAGAAGATGCGGCGGACGATCGTGTAAATACAACACCCAGTGGAAACTCCAGAACTAACCCCGGAGGTCCAAGAACCACTGTTCCAGGATTTCCCAACACCTCAATAGGGGTAGGAACCATTTTAACAGGTGGTGCAGCATTATCAATTAGCAACAGCGACGACGACGAAACTACAGTACCACTACCTTTACCAAGAGACGACGACATGAACGATCAAACCACAACAGATACACCAACATACACTTTAGACCCCATGGGTCGCATCATACCGTCTTCTATGGCTGAAGGGGGGACACTCCAAGAACTTGGCGAATTTGGAGATGCATATAGTGCAAACATTCCAGGCTTCGTCCAACAGATGGCAGGTGTCACTGGTGCTGGTCAAACCGCATACGCCCAAGAAGTATTGGGTATGGAAGGCGACGATATTGGAGCTTTCGATATTGCTAGGGAAACATCAAGACAGCAGCGAGGTGCATTGGGCGATGTCTTTGGACTAGGTCCAGATGCGACATATGCAGATATTGCCGCTGCTGGAACAGCCCCCATGCAAGGACTAAGCCAAGTGAGACAGACAGTGCTTCCAGGGCTACAGAGTGCCTTCCAAACCTCACAGGAACGCCTAGAACAGGGTTTGACTGGCCGCGAGAGGCAACAGGTGGAACAAGCCACAAGAGCCAGATTTGGTGCATTAGGCAGAGGAACTGATACAGCCGCCCTTGCCACAGAGATAGGGGACATCATGCAGGAAGAACGTGGCCTCTACTCCCAGAACTTGCAGGATTTACTAGGGATTGGTCAGACCACTTCCAACATTGGACAACAGGAAGCATACGCTATGTCTCCATTCACTCAAGCTGCTATTGGATCTGCGGATCTTGGACCGGGGCTGGCATTGGCTGGAGATATTGGAAGACAAGCTGCTGCGGGGACACCTAGCCCAACAGACATCTTTGGACTGGAAGCTGGTGAACGCCAATTTAGCTTAAATCAACAAGCCTTGCAACAGATGGCAGAAGCTGGTAGGTTGGATCTAATTTCCCAAGGGATTGGAACCGCAGCTAGTGGGTTCCGGGGCGGACCATATGCTGGACTACAAGGACAGCCAACTTATACCACAGGAACATATACTGGCCAGCCGATGCCATCTCAATTCAACCAATACAGCTTTCCAATTGGAGGATAATAACTATGGCTACATTTTCAGGAAGAAACTCGCCAACGGCACTCGCCGCATTGGCACCATCTATTAACAACCTAGCCGCTGCAAAGAGGGCTAAATCTCAGGCTGCTGCTGGTCTTATGAACACCTTGGGTGTTCAGTTTGAAAAGCAGAAACAGCAAACCGCCAAGAGGGAGCAGAACGAAGCCGCACAGCAAGTGGCCGAGAAGCTGTTGCAAGATCCTGCATTCCGCCGACAAGCTCCCGGAATCACAGATTCCGCCTCTCTGGTAAAGCTGGTGGGTGCAGAGAATGTCATTGGATATGGGATGAAAACCCAAGAAGCCGATCGTGTTGCACAGCAGTCGGCAGCTAATATTGGATTGATTAAAAAACAAATCGATCAGTATGATGTAGATGCCAAACAACGAGAAGCGGATGAAGCCTCCAGTAAAGCATTTACCACATTAGCTGGTGGAATTTATAGTGACGGATTTACCCAAGAAGACCTAATGGCAGGACTTAAAGGATTAAATTCCAGTGATGCTGTTCGTGCGTTGAATATATACAACGAACGCAACCCCCAAGACCCTCTTCAGGAAATAAACGTTGGAGATAAGACATACCTTTATAGCCGTAAATCTGGTAATGCTATGTTGGTCGATGATGGTTCTCAACTAGATAAGGAAACCGCATCTAGGATGGCAGCCATAGACCAAATGAATATTCCTGAAGAACAAAAGGAGATTCTGAAACAACAGGCATTGAACTATGCTGCTACTCCACGCGATCGCGATGGATACCCCATTGACGGATTTGGCGGGCAGCCTGCTGCTGGAGGTGCTGCTGGAGGTGATGTATTGGATGCTTCGCCAGAAGCAGTATCATTCTTTCAGCAAATTCCAGAAGACCGAGTAACGGATGTTTTTCT